AATGTACCTCTATTTGACTTAGTTTCTCTTACAATAGAGCCATCTAGTAGACTAGGATTCCATGCGTATGCACTACGCTTGTAGGATTCAGCCTGCTCTACATTACCTGTTTCTTTTAGGTAATCTTCTATCTTAGGGCGACTATCATCACCATTTGGTTTTTATCTCAATCATTCAACTCCTTTAGTAAATCCATAACCTCATTCAAAGATTCAAGTAAGCCTTTATACTGCAAAGGTGTTATATTTTTCGGAAACCCAGAACCTTGAGTATCTCCTATAATATTAAATAACCTATTAATTTGTTCAGAACCAATATTATTCATAGCTAAATAATCTTGAATTGGTTTAATGCCGTCATCACTAAGTAGTTTTGATGCTTGTGCTGATATATTATTAGTAGGTATATAAGCAGGATTACCCATTTTTTGAGCTGCTAATTCTGCACTGTCATATGAAGCATCTATTAAGTTTTTTTTGCTGGCATAATTTTGTCGTAAAACTGAAGGTGTTACCGCACCCAAAAGTTCAGAGTGCATAATAGGCGCATATTGTTCAACAAACCTGTCTTTGTATACAGACTTTTTATATCCCATAAACTTGTCTTTGTATACAGACTTTGCTTGTGAACCAAATTGACGTAATCTGCTTTTTTGAGCCCTAGATACAAACGGTAGAATACCTACAGTTTGGAAATAAGTTTTTGTAAAAGCTCCTAAACCTTTATCCGTGCGAGCTAAAGCTGCAATATCTAAAGGCAGACCTAGTTTTTCAGCTCTTCTTCCTAATTCAACACTTTTTTGAGAGCCTGTACCAGTTAAAAATTTTGCAAAGTTACCTCCAACTTTACTTGCTAAAGGTATTCCAGCAATAAAACCTCCATTCCAAAACAAAGAATCTTTACCTTTTTCTAAAGCTAATTGAAACATTTGTTCTTTTGTGCTTAATTGATCAAATGAGCTACCTGCTAATTGCTCAAAAGGTATGACATCTTTGTTCAAAGCAGCAAATTCTTCTTTTTTCATATTATTATATACATCGTATATAACGCTACCACCAGCTGCACCAGCTCCAGATCGTAGCCAAGAGCTTGTTAATTGTCTACCACGATTACTAAGTGTTAAATATCTTGCACCTTGTTCAAATAAGCTTACAAAATTTGCGCCTATATTTAATATTGGCCTTGCTATTTTACCAACCACAGGCAGTTTACCCGCAACGTTTGCAATTTTACGAGTTGTATCTGCGTAAGCTGTTTTTTTTAAATTTTTAGGATCTCTTCTAAAAGCTTTGTCTACATCTTCAGTTTTAAATTGACTTCGATCTACACCAAGAATAGGTGAATTTGGCAAATAGGGGGTTAGCCCAATAGCAACTTCCCCAGTAAGAGAAAATTTATCACGATCAGACATGCTAAATCCATAAAAACCATCACCTTTTTTTGGATCTGTTGGCTGTTCTGATGTCATAGATCTTAAACCTATGTCAAGTTTAGCTTGAAACCTCTCTTTAGCAATTTCATTTACACCGCTATATCCAGTCAAATCTCCCCTACGAAAAAGGGTATCTATAGCGACTAAACTTTCTTGATCGTAATCAGCAGGATTAAATTCATTGTTATCAATTTCTTTTTGTAAAGTTTTTAAATCCATAGTTTACTCACTTTTTCTTTATAAGGTTTAGAACTTCTTCAGTTGATTTACCTGCAAGTCTGTCTGAATAACCAGATTTACCTAATATTTTCTCAGAAAATTTACCCATTCCAAATGTCTCTAAAATTGCCGCTCGATCTTTACCCGTAACAGCTTGATAATCATTTACTTCTTGTAAAACAGTTTGATAGATTTGTGTTCTGTAAGCTTTATATTTTTCTTTTATAACAGCTTGCGATGCAAAAAGTTTTTTAATTTGAGTAAGTTCTTGTGCATTTAATATATCTTGCACTGTAATTCTATCTTCAGTTTTATTCATGTTAGCTACAGCATACTTTAATTGGTTTTCAATAAATACAGCTGCACCTAATGCTTTTGCTAAAGCAAGTCTTTGATCTGCGGGTACTTTATTTTTATGTTTTTCATAATAATTTTTAGCCTTTTTTAATTTTTTATTTATTAATTTTCTCTCATCTTCTATAAAATCATCGTATTTTCCTTGTTCACCTGTTTTGTACTTAATACCAAAAACCTCAGAATTTGTGCTTCTTACTCCATCATCATTAACATCTATCTTGATTGCTCCATCTTTTCCACCACTTGCAAACTCACTTAAAAATGTATCTGTATTGACAGCACTAAACACTTCCTCTGCACTATTAGCACCTATAATGTTAGTTCCTGCTGCATAATTATCATCTTGACCATCTATAAAACTTTTTATCCCTTCTACAGAACCTTTTAAAGTTTCAAAACTATCTAATAAAAACAACTCAGTACCAGCAATGTCTAATAAAGATTTACCACCAAAAGCAGCTTGTGGTTCAAAAGCCATTTCTATAGCTTCAAGTGTTCTGCCTCCATATTTTAGTTTTAATTTTTTTGAATCTAAAACGCTACCTTTAGGAACAGATTCATAATCATATGTATAATCCATCGCTTTTTTTTGCGCTCTAAACTCATTTAGAGGCTGTGTTATAGAAAGTCTTTGACCATATGTTTTTGAATTTTTATCCTTATCTACAAAATCGTAAGTAATCATATCTATGCCGGTTTTAGTTTGATAACCTTTGGCAAAAAACACATCTGGTACTGTTATTTCTTGATTAGGTTCACCAGTTACTGGGTCTTTACCAATAATTTTTTTTGTTCCTTCAAATCTATAAACCCTATTATCACCTATTTTTTCTCTGTCCCCTAAACGAAGTTTTTCTTGATGTTTTTGGTCAAGTTCTCGTAATTTATACATGTAATCAAGATCGCCTTCAGCCTCAGTGATGCCTAACTGCGCTTGTTGTAAAGCCAAATCTTTTTCTTGTTCATCATAATACATATCAAGTTCTCGTTCATATTTCATAAAATTGCCCACAAGATTTTGTTGTAGTTCTCTTTCTTGTTGATACAATTGAAAAGCTTCTTCTACTGCTTGACCGCCAGCTTGACCAAGAATTTCTAAAAATCCTGATGCACCATTATTGTAAGTTTTTGCTGACATCATAGCTAAACCCATCTTCATAATAATATAGTTAATATCATTTTGTGGCACATCCATGCCCGCTCTTTCTCTAAATTGTTGGTAAAACTGCTCAAATGTTTGTTTTTCTCTATTAGCCATTTTAGATTTTATTTTTTCTACGGCTTTATCGTATTCTTTATAAGCATTTCGACGAGCTGTAAAAAGTTCTATAATGTCACTAGGCTCGTTGTAATTATTTGTATCAGGTTCTTCTTTGTTATTTAATTGTTTATTAATACTATTATTGGATTTGTTAATATTTGTAACACTATTATTAAAATTACTTTTAATGTCATTTTGTGGATCAATTGGTGTATATGGCACCTCTTCACCTGTTATAGATATTGGGCCTTGTCCTTTTATAGCATCTATTTCTTTAGCTGCTGCAATGACATTGTCAGAGCTTCCTACTTCATCTACAAATTGTGTAGCCTCGTCTCGATTTAAATCCTGCTCTTCTTCTAAAGAAACTATGGTTGAGTTTCTATCTTGATTTTTTGCTTTTATCAGCCCGTCTCTTATTGCATTTAGTTTTGTTTCAGTTGGTTCTATACCTTCACTTGCAAATTGATTAAGTTCACTAGTGTATTTGGCAACAGCGTTTTCAACATTTTTACCATCTCCTGAACCTACATCTAAAGGTGGATTCATGGCTTCATCAAAAATATTTACAGCTTCTGGAGTAGCAAGCGCAACGCCAGTAGCAACTTTTTCTGGCACATATCTACCTGGTTTTGTAAATCCAGCAATACCTTCAGATGATCTTTCAAGGAAATTTTTTGAGGCACTTCTACCTGCCAGTTTATCAGATAGATCGGGTGTTCTTTTGTTTCTTGTATAAGCTTTTGAGATATTCATTAAAGTCCTTGGAGCTTGTAAAATGGGCACACCTGCTTCAAGAATACCCATAGCTGCTTTTGAATAATCTTCATCACGAATACCTTCGTACACATTTTTAACACCAAGTCCCCCAATAATGCCTTCACCAGTGGCAATAAGCGGACCTCCAATTTTACTTTTTTCTACATAATCATAGGCTCTGCCTAAACCTTTAAAAGGTTTAGATCCGTAATCTGCTGTTGTTTTCGCAACTTTTTTACCACTTTGAAGAGCTTTATAAATTTGTGGAGAGTATTTAAGTAATCCCTCTAATATATATTTAGCTGCCACTATTTACCTCCTATACCAGTACCTGCAAGCATGTTATAGCCACCGTAAGCCACTGCACCTAAACCTGCAGCTTGTGCTAATGGATTGGTTCCAGGAGCCGTGGTTGATGTCACCTGACTCGCGGCAGTTGGTAGTGCTGTCATAATACCTTTTTGGAATTCTAAACGTTGATACGGCTCGTAAGCTCGAGCTACATCGGTTTGACGTTGCGCTGATAAAGCTTGTTGTGCTAAATTTCTTTGTGATTGACCCACAGCCATTTGTGTTTGAAGATCTTGAGTCTGCATGGCTTGTTGTTGAGCACCAAATGCACCTAATTGTTTTGATAAAGCCATATCGGTTTGTATACCTAAACCTTGTTGTTGTTGTGCCGCCTGTAAAGCTTGACCATAATTTGCAGCTTGTGCTTGACCAACAGCTCGTTGTGTTGCACCCATAAGTTCTGCTTGTTGCACACCTTCACGACCACCACCAAAAGCTCCAGCACCAACAGCATCCGCACTTATTTGATTAGCCTGCATACCTGATTGTCTATTGATCTCATCAATAACATATTGATTGTATGGATTTAAAAAAGCATTAACATTAGGTAAAGCTTGAGCTTGAGCCTGTGTTCCTAGTGCAGTAGTAATTCCTTGATTGACAGCCGCTGTGCCTGTGCCAGTATTTGCTGCAGTCTGATAACCTTGTTGTTCAAGAGCCGAGGGTCCTGCAACTTGATATTCAGGAATATTAATAGGTCTTTGAGTAACTTCAGAAGCTGTGTCGTACAAAGCTAATTTACGAGCTTCTATTTCAGGTGCTTCACGACTAAAGGTAGTTTGTGTTTCAGCAGGTGTTGATCCACCGCTACCACCACCACCAAAGTATTGTCTTAAACCTGTTTCATCGTTTACCGTGCCACAGCCACCGTGTTGTATTAATAGTTCACGTTCATAATCATTAATGTGAGCAAGATGGGTATCTCCGTTTTTCCCATGCTTTGCAATGTCAGCATAAAGTTCTTTAAATAACTTTATTTTTTGTTGAACGTTTAAATTATTTATATTTATACTCATAAGTCTTTCTCTATTTGTACATGTGTTTTCACATATCCCTTTGGTTTCATAATTTTTTCCCATCCTGGTCTTGCAAATAACTCCATTTTTTTACAACCTTGTTCTTTAGCCCATGCTTCTAAATCTTTTACATGGTGATGCCACCTTTTCATTTGTTTGCCAGTCACGATTCGTGCATCACAAACTTTATAATTAGGGTAGCTTCTTATTTCAGTTACAACTGTTGCAAGAACTTCATCGGTTTCGTCAATCACTAACCAAAGTTGCATGGCTCCTTGTTTGCACATGTCTTTGATGTCATCTACATCAAACGCTCCGTTTGTCTCACAAGCCAGTTGGACTAAATCTTTTGCTAAAGGCCAAACTTTTTCTACTTCAAACTTTGTAAACTTAATAAATTTTGTTTGCATTTATGCGTTTACTAGATCGTATACTCTCTTCAATCGATCTTGTTGATTGTAAAAAAATGCAGCTCCCTTTTTACGCATATCTTTAAAGTCCTCAGGATTTGCACCTGCCATGATGCCTGCTCCGAGGATGGCATCTGCACGAGACACAAACTCACCATCGGCAAGTTGTGCTAACATGGTATCTTCATCTTTGTCACCAACACCAGACCCGTCTTCAACGTATCCAGCTGCTCTGACATAATTATTTACATCATTCTCGTCATTTTCAATCTTACTGGGTAAATAGTTTACCCCACCCGTAGCATATTGAGCTATACCTTCAACAAAGGCACCGTCTTTAGCATAAAGCATATTTGAAAAATTATAAGGATCCATTTGAGTGGGCTCATTTGAATAATCATACCTTTGTGTCAAACCTGAAAGTTTATCAGTCTCTCTTTGTAATAAAGCTGTCCTTTCTTCAGGAGTGCTTTCGTACGGATTATAAGGTTTATTTACTTTTGGTGGTTGTAGCCTACCTAAAGCATAAGAAGATCCTAGTGTTGCACCCAACCCTAATTGTTTACCTGGAGTGTTTAAATAATTACCAACATTTTGCATGCCTCTTCCAAAAACAGCTCCTACACTGTCAGGATTAATCATTTGTGAAGGTATGTTGGCTGCAGCTGAATATGTGCCAGGATTTAAAAATTTTCCACCACCCAAAGCAATATCTTGTGCGATAGGTGATCCGGTAGCTACAGTTCCTGCTTCTATACCTGTTCTTACTGCTTCTCCTGCGCCAGATTTAACAGCCTCTCCTAAAACTAAATCTTGACCAGCAGCTGTAAGACCTTTTCCTAAAGCACCTACACCATACGAAGTAGCAAAACCAAGTATGCCTGATTTTAATGAATCACTAGTTGATGCGCCGGACATTTTAGAGGCTGCGAAACTTACGCCACCGGCAATTAAAGGAATTGTCCACCAAGCTGCCATTTATAAATCTCCTAATCTTATTAAGATAAGTTTACCCTTATTCTTCAGTGCTATCAACACTACTAGGCTTCATTTCGTCCCACAAACGTCCTGTGTATTGAAATTCACCTACATGAGTTATATAGTCCATTATATAGCAATAACACTTACCACCTATATCACGCCACAACTTACAAAAAGCAAAGTCTTCACCAAGAAAACGTTTGTTTTCTTTATCGTAATAGGTGTCAAAGAAATTATACAGATAAGGTTTTTTCTGTAGTTTGCCATCAATTAGGTTCTCTTGGTGTATTTCCATATCTGGATAAGATTTAATCAAAGTATCAAACACTTCTCGTTTGATGAGCATACATCCAGTGGGTGCATGTGTAACTTCAATAACACCCTCGCCCTCTACCTCTATTGCTTCACTATCTTCTAGCCTCAAGGGGTAAGTATTGCAATTAACATGTGCTTCGTGAGCCGTGGTCACTTCACCGTGTAGTATCTTCTGAATGAGTCGATCGAACTTAATATCTTTTAAAGGGTAGGGTACAGAAATGACGTCCTTGTCGGCCTCAAGCATACTCCATATGCTGTCAGAAGAAAAGGCTATATCTGAATCGATAAAAAGCATATGTGACATCTCACTATTTAAAAAAGAAGCAGTACATAAGTTTCTACCTTGTGTTACCAAAGATGATTTTATCATCTCAAACATAACTTTTACACCTTTCTCCATACAAGCTTTTTGAAACTCTAATAAGCTTTGTGTGTAATGAATAGATACATCCGAGTGTACTGGTGTTGCTACATAAATACCTAATTCTCTTTCTTTGTTAAGCCATAATGGTCTACCTGGATCTGGCATGTAGTGCTCCTTCTAAGAATCTAGTCCACTCGATAGATTTTTTTGTCCAATTGTAAAAACGTTTGGTGTAATCTTGTTGAAATAAAAGATGTTCATAAATATTACTTTCATGTAAATGTTGTTTGCCTGTTTTAATCGCATAAGCAAAGTTTTCGGCTAGTTTCTTGTAATTGTCCGTATAGTTCACATAAATTGGAAACTCAGCACAAGTCTCATATAAAGCGCCATAGTTGGTAGTTACACAGTACAGTCCGGCAGCCATTGCTTCAAGAGCCGAGATACATGAAGTCTCTTCCCAAATACAAGGGTAAGCAAACATGTGATAGTCTTTCATCTTATTTAAAATAAAATCGTTAGACTGATAACCAATATAATTAACATTAGGTAACGCTCTTGCTTGGTCGTATAAAGCCTTCCAATCCGAATCATTATAAAGCGCAAATTCTTCACCATATACCTCACAATTACTATAGACATCTAATATTATATCCTCATCTTGCAAATGTTGCATCGTTAATAACAGTACGTTTAAACCACGCCAAGGTGTTGGTTGAAAGACTAATCTTAACGTATCCCCTTGCTTGTACGGTTTTCTTTCTGGGAAATGCGTAACCCCATTTTTTATTACATGACACTTTTCTGTTGGTATGTCGTACATCATACGAAACTTCTCGTAGTTCCAATGTGAGTTAAAGACATACCAATCATATAAACGATGGTTAGTTTTATCTGCAAAAAAAGGTTTTATATTAGGTTGGTCGTAGCTATTTTTTTGCCACAAGATGTTGATCTTGCTTTCATCAATGGGTACTTTACCTGGTATAGAAGTGCAGATTTGAAAGTGACTTAGTAAATATTCATCTACTCGTGCGGTTAAAAAATCGTGTTGTAGTTCTGTGCCGCCTTTAGGCTCACTCATTTGTCTCCCCAAAGAGATCAAGTTTAGGAACAATAATGGTTACATCACGTTGGATATCTTCTTCTTTAGTAGCAGTGCCTGCATCAGCTACATCAGCTTGTGCTACTTCTTCAGACTCGTACTCAACACCCGTCTTCTTATTAGATATCTTTGTTTGTGATTCGCAATCAATAGTAATTGTCATGCTGTATTTTAACCATTTTCTTGAGATCTGTCCAATTGAGCGTACGAGATAACACCTGATATTTTAGCACCTGTTTCTGCGGTCATTTTAAGAATATCACCTTCTTCTAATACTAATGTGTTCGTTATAATGTCAACTGTGCTAACGGCTGCAATATCTTGATTACCAAATGTATGCGTAGCTGACGCTGAAGTGTCTGTTAATTTAGTTGTTAATGTAACAGCACTACTATGTATATTGACTGCTTGAATTTGTTTAATTAACAATCTTGCATCACTAGGGGCAGTTAATACAGAAGTCTCGTCAGTATTCGCTAAAGTAAAACCTTGGTTTTTATATTGTATTGTCATGAAATAAACCAGTTAAAAGTGTCTTGTTCGTTTTTAAAATCTGTTTGAAACGAAAAGTTAAGTTGATTTTTTAATGTGGTCAAAGCATCCATAATCTGTCTTTGATTTGACGCATCATATTCAGATTTAGGCTCTGGTATATTAACAGTAATTTTAGCCATTATCTTTTTCCATCTGGTTGTACATCTGCTCTAAATGAACCAAAACGCCAGTTCTCATCTTGAGCACTGTTTTGTATTTTAAGTGAAGCAAATCGACCTCTTGCTCTAGTGTCTATTTTTTTAGTTGATGAGGTTACGGTAAACGGCCCTAATGATGAACTTGATTCTGTTTCAGATGGAAAGTCTTTGAGCTGTATAGTGACTGTCGCATTACCACTTAACACCTTAAAGTCTGGTAAGAAACGCCTAATCTTAATAAAGTTTTCTCCTTGAGCACCTTCAGAGTCTAAAGTAAAATCACCTGATTCTATAAAAGCATTAATACTTTGCACAAAGTTTCCATTTTGATCAGATTCATTAACACCTTTCTCATGTTCGTAAACAGTTGTCTTACCTAAATTTGTACTGGCTCCTTGAATTGTAGGAAAAGTAGGTGTACTTGAAGTAGTAAATTCTGTAGCTATTGGGCTATCAAATAAATATTGGTCAATGTAAGCAGTTCTTGATAAAGAACTGGTTGTCCATGCACCTTCACGATAATTTAATGTTACACATCTATCAATACCAGTAGAACCCGCTTTAGGATAAAACCAATTAATTTCTGTAAACAATGAATTGTAATTACAATAGACAACTTCACCAGAATCATAATTAATACCTAAATCATCACTATCAACATTAGTAAATACAAAGTCTTCCACCGAACAAGGTAGTCGTTTAACTGTACCATCAAAGACAAAAAAACCACCTGATTCACCCATCCAATATACCGCACCATCTACATAGACAAGTGCGTGTTGACCAATTAAACCACAGTTAGAGCCTACCTGTTGTATGTTAAAAGTAAAAGGTGGACCGACAAATTGCATTGTATAAGCAGAAGTATCTGTTAATATAAAAATATAATCTTTTGCTCGTAAAGCTCCTACTATTTTACTACCAGAGTCTAATCTAAAAGTACCCGCAGTATTAGTAGATACTGGAGCATAGTCTGTTCGATCTTCTTGATCACTGAAACGAATAAACATTTTGTCTTGACTGCCTGTGCTGCCTACTGTTGTTTCTGTGCCTAAATGAATAAGGTGTCTATCTCGACCTGACACTAAAGTCATTACACTTGCTGTAGGATTTGTAGTAGACACAGTGGCTCGAGTTTCTACACCACTAGTCGGATTCCATTCAAATGTTTTACCGTCGTGTACGGTAGCAATTAAAATAGAACCAAAATTATCTAAAGCCCAGTTTGCAGGTTCTATAGTTACGCTAGTAGTAGGAGCAGCATTGCCCCAAGCAACAAAATTAGTAGCATCAGTTACGACTGCTTCATCGTCATGTGCTGCTCTAGTTGAACCCAAAGCACCTCTTGTAATACCTGTTAAGTTTTGACTTGATATACCTGTGTAAGTAATTAATTCTGACCCAACCAATATATGACCTGCTGTACTAAAACCAGAAACGGAAGTAAGCGTTACGGCTGTACCAGACCCACCTGTACCTGCGGTGTTATCGCCTAAGGCACCATTAAGGTCATTTTTAGTTAACGAAGCGGACTCACCGCCCCATTGAGCAACACCCCAACCATAACCAGCTGTTGCTTGTGCTGGTCCAAATTTAACATAGGGATTTAAGTTACAACCTGTCGCACCAGTTACGCCAGCACCCGATTCAACCTTGCCCATAGTTACAGTAAAAGTATCAGATGTTCTAGTGACAACTTCAAAAGTATTAGTCGTAAAGTCAGCAGCAACAAAACCAGTGCCACTTCCTGGTATAGTCATATTACTAAATGTAAATAAATCACCTACTACTAATCCATGAGCCGCTTTGTTGACTGTTAAAGTAGCTGAATTATTAGTAGTTGTGTAAGTACAAGAGGTTATAGCTGTATCAAGAGGTGTAATGTCATAAAAAGCATCGCCATAATATAACGCTAGTATTTTATTAGTAGCTACCGCTAAATATTTATTACCATTTATATCTGACCAATTGTGTAAATCTCTAGTAGCTCCAGCTAAAGTATTTGATGTAAGCTGTTGCCAACCCCCTACTTTCTCTGGTTCGCCATAACGAAAACGTACAAAATCGCCGTCAGTCCATGTGTATTCAGCAGATGATTGTGTCATCTGTTTATTAAAACCTGGTTTAAATGGTACTTTTACTAATGGCATAATTAATATCCTATTTTAAATAAGTATAATTCAATACACTACTTGTTGACAACCAGAGCATTTTTAAGATACCCAGTTGTAAAAATGAGTAATACAGTATCTACCATGCCCAAATTTTATATCATCTTTAGACTTGACCTCTGTTACTTCGTGTTCTAAATAACTTGGAAAAAACAACATTCTATTGTTGACACACTCTATTGTAGAATTTGCTGCACTTAATTTTAAATTACCACCAAAAAATTGTTTTGGTTCTTTATACATCCATATAAGACAAGTAAATTGCACACTATCACAATGAGGTTTATAATATTTAGACTTATCATAATAACTAATAAAAGTTGCATCTGTATTAGTATTTATAAAATTATTGTGGTGTAATGGCATAGCATCTAAAACAATATTGTGAAAATCTTTACTTTGTTGTTTGTACATGGTTCTTAATATTGGTGAAATAAGTCTACCTTTTCCTGTGTAATAGTCCCATACATGAAATCTAAAAGCATTAGATTTTGCTTTACCCTTAACAGTCTTCGCAACAGGGCTATCTTCGTCGTCAGCTTTTTGTACGATTGGTTGTGTTGCATACATATCAAGCTCATGCCATACAGCATTTACTTCTTCTTGAGTATACCAATTATCAATAACCAAATAAGGAACTTCTTTTCTTTGGTTGTTTATTTTTATATCCCAGTCTTGTTTTATTTCTTTTACTATGTTTGTCATGGTTAATCGTCTATACCTCCAGTAGTAAATATTCTTTTGTGAGCATAGGTTTTATTATCTATCTTGATACGAACTTTGTTAGTTTTGACAAAACCAGCTTGTATTGTCCAAACATCTTCATCACAATTTATTTTGTGAAATGTGTCTCTACTTACAAAATTAAACCATTTTCTTTTTTTAAAAATAATATTACCATTATCATTAATCTCTTCTGTGTAAGTTCCTTTTAATATTACAGATAAAAAACTAAATGGGTGACTGTGGTAAATAACACTAGCGTTTTCTCTAGTATCAGGTATAGCTTCTACAGTAGAGGAAACAGGGTGTATCTTAGAAAACAATATAGTCAAGGGTGTTGACCAAAGGCCCCATCTTGAAATATACCTTATTCCATTTACTCCAGTTACATGACAACTGCCGTACCCTATTTTTAATTTTTTAGAGATCTTTGAGAAGAACTGTGTCATAGCCACCACTTCCATCAGATTTAGGTACTTTTACATATTCCTTTATGTTTTCTTTACTTTGTGTTTGTGCAATACGATTGCCATGATTATCAAGTTTTGGAACTACAATTTCAGTATCAGCTAAGTTAGTGAGCTCGTCTGCATAATCAGCAGTGTATTCTTCATACAATTTAGTGCCTTCTCCATAAACCATATATCTTTCAAGATGTGCAAGTAATATCACTTCAGTTAATTCTTTTGCATTATTAAATTGAAATTTATACATGTCATCTGTATGTGCTAATTTTTTATTTTTTGAAATAGGCATGACTATATCTGATTTAAGTGATTCAGCCCACGCCCAAACATTGTCATTAGTGCCAGTAACATATACAGCTTGTGTAGCCTGCATTTGAAAAGAAGCATTACACATATCGGTCACATATTCTACTGTAAGGTTGCTAGGGACTGTTACTACAGGCATAACAGCTCCTTTTTTATAAACTACTTCCATTGTTTTTGTTGAGCTATCTAGGTCATAAAAATATTTTATAAAGTCATGGTTTAACAAAATACTGTTTTGTATTTTACTACTATCTTTATAATCAGGAGCACAACTACAACCATGTAAACTGTACTTATTTGCTCCCATTTTTACACCCCACACGTTCGGTTCGTGTGGCCATGTTTCATCAGGAAATTTTTTTGCTATTTCAGCTTTAATTTTTTTAACTTCATCGTCATCAGTTCCTGCCCAATAAGTACGATGTACTACTGCTTTGTTTTGAATCCATGCTCTATATAAAACTGGGTTACTCATTATGATACTGCTCCTTGGACATTTCCACTTCCATCTTCGTATGTTACCGAATTACCGTTTAAATTAATAGCTTTACCTGCTGCTCCACCAGCTCCACCAGCTCCTGATTGTCCACCGTTAGCACCTTGTGTATGAGCTTGTCCAGCTGATCCAGCTTGACCAGCACCACCGCCTGCACCACCATTACCACCCTCTCCTCGTTGAGATTGTGGAGTTGCACCAGCTCCACCAGAACCAGCACCTGTTATATTTCCAGCTTGACCTGCGGCTAAATTAGTAGTCTGTGTTGTGTTCATACCAACAGCTCCACCAGGGCCACCAGTTTGACCAGCTCCACCACCGCCACCGCCACCAGCACTAGCAATAGTTTGTGATTGGTTTTTATCAATTTGATAAACGCCACGACCACCGCCGCCACCACCGCCACCACCGCCACCACCTTTGATGTTCCCACCGTTGTTTTGGATAGTTGTGTCAAAGCCTAAATTAAGAGCGGCACCAGCAGATGCACCAGCTTGTCCAGCATGTGCAGCATCAGCTGCACCACCATTACCACCTTCACCACCAGCACCAGTAATTTGACTATTATTTATAATTTTTACGGTGTCTCCAGAAGTCCATTGGTTACCAGTATCAATACCATATCCACCTGTGCTAGAACTACCAACGACTGCTTGTACAGTAAGAGTTACATCTGAAATACCAGCAGAATAAGTACCACCTTTGTTGGAATAAATATTGTAGTTTTGTGTTGTGCTTGATATTTGAAGTGCAATGGCTATACGGTTTGTACTACCGTAAAATTGAGACATTGAAATAGTGCCACTAGTTGGGATATTACCAGACTCACCCGCTGCACCTGAAGGAACATTATCACCACCAGCATAATACTCTGATAAAGAATCAGCTCCACCAGCGTTGTCACCGAACTCTGTTACGATTTCTGATATTGCTAAGGATGAACCACTATCTTTAACTGCCATTTTCTAGTTTCTCCACTTTCTTTTCTAGTTCTTTAATTGCTTCAATAAGAACACCAACGAGGTTGCCGTAAGCAACTGACATATATTCGCCTTCATCGTGTACTACTTGTGGCATAACTTTTTGCATTTCTTGAGCTATAACACCTGTGCCTTCTCTACCATCTCTAGTAAAAGTAACACCACGCATTTCTTTAACTCTGCCTAAAGCGTTTTCTATTGTTTCAATATCATCTTTTAACCTTTCGTCAGAAAAAGCTGTAACATCATTGTTAAAGGTTGCAGCACCTGCTGCTGACATGTCTAAGGTAAGTGCTGTTATAACTGCACCACCATCATTACCTTTAAAAATAATATCTTTATCGCTGGTAGCTGATTGCATTACAAAATCAGTTGAACTATTAGTAAAACGACCAAACTCGGTGCCACCATCTTTTAAAATTATATCTGCTCCATCCGCATCTAAAACTATATCTTGACCACTAAATAAAGATTGATCTCTGTTTTTAAATTGCCAACCGACTGTGCTATCTCCTGAATAAACTAATGTAAATGCTGCTCTTTCATTTGCTACTACTAAATCAGAACCAGCTCCATTTATATTTGAACTGTTTCTACCAACTGTAAGATTGTTAGAATCAAAGGTATTTTCTGAATCCATGAAAGTTACTTCATCACCTGTGGCAGGTGATGCGGGTAGAGTAATCGTTCTAGCTGCACCAGAAGTATCAACTAATATTTGTGCTCCAGCTTGTACTGTTTCGGCTGCTGCAATAACACGCCAATATCTAGTTTCTTGATCTTTAACAATATCAGTGCCGTTAGAATGACATATGTAATGATGTCCTTCACATAGTAAAAAACCTGTTTGACTGGTTACTTTAAAAGTAAGTGTGTAACCTGCATGATCAGTACCATCAATAATATTAAAAAACTTTTCAATACTTGCAGGCATATTAACGGTTCGGTTAGCTGCTAAAGTACCTGTAAATTTAATGCTCATGTTTCTTGCATTAGATATTGTAGCATTTGACATTGCTAAAGTAACATCACCAGAGGCAACATTAATTTCTTCATACCCCGCAACAGCTTGTTGTACAACATTAAGGTTATTATTACTTTTATCACCCCATGTTCCAGGGTTTTCTCCTGTTGCCATTAATTCTAATTTTAAATCACTTGAAAATGTTGATGCCATAATTACCTACTTTGTATGTTTATATTCATTATAAGGTCGTTATGCGACCTTTTCAACCTCATCAACAGGAACCCACGTTTGACTTGTGCCTGTACTAACAGCAGTCCATGTCTGACCTGTGCCTGTGCTGACGGTTGCCCAACCAATACCATTGGCTATACCAATACTACTGGTCAATCCAGCTGCGGTTGGAATTACATTAGCATCAGCAACGGTAACAACGCTGTTAATAGAAAAAGCCAAAGCACTACCTGTAAGACTAACGTTAGCATCCGCCACAGTAACTACAGCAGTTTGATTTAAAGCTAAGGCTGTACCTGTTACGGCAACATCTAATACTTCAAACTGTTGAGTAGAAAAAGGAGCTTGTGAAAAAGCAACGATACCAAAACTCATAGTTAGCTCCTATTTTTTAATTCATCAACTTCGGCTTTTAAATCTTTTATCGCTTCTATAAGAAGTCCGACCATATTGCCGTAAGCAACTGATTTAATCTTATCTTCTGACTTATCCTCTCTTACAACTTCTGGTATTATTTTTTCAACTTCTTGAGCTATAACACCCATACTTTTATGACCTTCGTCATCTATTCTTTCAAATGTAACACCACGCATTTGACATACTTTATCTAAAGCATTCGGAATTGTTTCTATATCTCTTTTTAATCTTTCATCGGAGAACGCAGTAACATCATTGTTAAATGTAGCAGCTCCAGCAGCACTCATATCTAACACCATAGCTGAAATAATACTTCCCCCATCATTTCCACCCAGTATAAAATCTTTGTCTTGCACAGAACAATCCATTCTGAAGTTTGAGTTATCGTTGTTAGCTATTTTGCCAATCAATGTTCCAGCGTCTTTAAATAAAATATCAGCACCATCAGCGTCTAAAATAATATCTCCTACAGCGTCAATAATAAAGTCATCTGTTGCTGTGATTGTATCACCATCAATAGTCATTTCATCTACGACTACACCAGCGTTTGCAGTTACAACTCCAGCAACTCCGAGAGTTGATGCCATATCTACAGCACCGTCAATGTCAACCACATCTAAATTGGTAGTACCATCAACATCTATATTTCCAGAAATATCTAATTCTGTTGCAATAATCTTATCGTTAAAGGTTGCTGCTCCAGCAGCAGAACCGTCAATTGTTAAAAATGTAGTATCTGCACCACCATCAGTACCTTTTAAAATAATGTCTGAATCGTTTGCTGTAGCATCGATCGTAATATCACCAGACGATGTTGATATAGTAACTGCGGCATCACCAACAGTTAAATTATCACAAGCTAATGAATCAGCTGAAGCTGCGGCAAAAGCTAATGTTCCACTACCGTCAGTTTTTAAAAACTGTCCATCACTTCCATCAGCAGTTGGCATATTAAATGTTGTGCCACCAGACTTCATGATTATTTTACTACCGTCTGATGCAATACTCTCGTTTGCATCGTGTAACTGTAATGTTGGTGTGCCACCAGAATCTGTTAATAGTAACCCAGTATCATGTACATGAGTCAAAGCTATTTCATCATTCGCACCAAAAGATAGTATCGCACCATCGTGTTGTAGTTCTAGGTCTTGTGTAAGAGTTACATCTCCATCTGATCCTATCGCTATCGCATCCACATCAGAGGCTGAACCAATTTGTCCACCATCTGCTACAGTAATGCCCGCTGAATGTACATCTCTTTGACTAAAAGTTACTACTCCGTCTGCCGCTATCGCTAATGAATCAGTATCACTAGTATGTCCAATATTGGTGCCATTGATAATTATATTATCTACAGTAAGTGTAGTAAGAGTGCCTAATGACGTTATATTAGTTTGAGCTGCGGTAGTTAAGGTAACATCTGCAATATATGTTTTGACTCTAGACATTGCAGATTTTTTCTCAGTACCATTTGCTCCATCATCAACAATAATAAGATCAGCATCTACTAAATCAGCTCCTATATCTGAAGCACCGTCTATATCTAACGCACCTATATCTACTTTGTTTGCTGTAGATATTGTCGCTAACTTAGTATCAACAATTGCAGCACTTGACGCTACACTTGCGTTAACTACAGCATTAGCAGCTAATTGGTCAGCCCCTATAGCATCGTCTGCCATTAAATCAATTGTTATTTGGTCATTAGCAATGTGAGCTGTATCTATACTGCCATCGGTATAGTGTTCTGAATTAATAGCGTTATCTGCTATTTTAGCACCTGTAATTGCATCGGCAGCTATTTTAGCTGTGGTTACTTGTAAATCTGCGATATGAGCTGTATCTATTGAACCATCTGTATAATGCTCTGAGTTAATAGCGTCATCTGCTATTTTAGCTCCTGTTACAGCATCCGCATTAATCATAGCTGTTTCTACAGCATTATTAGCAATTGTTATAGCACCACTTGAAGCAATAGTTACATCTCCACTTACTGCTACTTCTTCATAACTTGTGCCATCGGCTACTAATATTTTAGCAGAAGTAACATCAGGCATAATAAATTTAGCGGGTAATGTTAAATTGTTACTAGCATCTAATACTGTAGATTTACTAGCTGGTAAACAACAAAATACTTCTTTAGCTCCTGCTGAAAAATCTACAGCACTGTCGCTGTTAGAACTTGATATAATTGTGGTACGAGCTAATGTTGAGCTATCCGATGCTAAAGTACCTAATCCAACTTCAAATTCAGCATTTAAAACAATACAGTAATATGTTGTGTTACTGTTACCAATACCTGCTGCGAATGTTTCAAATCCAGAAACAGCACCGCCTAATGTGACTGTACCAGTACCTGTTGTCGTGGTTGATTCTTTTACACGGTCGTTGATTACTAAGGCCATGTATTACTCCTATGCTATTCGTATAATTGCTGCAGAGGATGAAAAAGCTGGAAATTGAACAGTAAAAGTTCCCGCAGTCGCAGTCTTATCACCACCAAAATTTAATACACATACTGCTGGATCACCTGACTGAGTATCATTGTAAATTAAAGCTCCTCTTGCAGTTAAAGTAACACCTGTAAAAGATAAATCAGCAAAGTCGACTAAGGCAGTATCTGAAGATATTGAAGTACCTCCATTGGTTAGTGCACTACCACCAGATGCGTATTGACCAGTGGCCGATACCTGGTTATCTGTAGTAAACGATGTAGTTGATTTGCCTAATGTTGCACTACTGGTGTAAAGTGATAATTTAAAACTATTACCACCACTTTGTTTAAAATTGTGTGTGCCTTCTAATAATTCTTTTTTAAATGAATTACATATTGCATTGGTTGTTATTGCCATTATTCTGCTCCCTTAACATTAGGTGAAATTGATGGAACGGGTATTCTTGGTTCACCATCTGTATATTGTCCACGTTTTCTGTGTCCCATCTGTTGCATAGCAAACTGCTGTACCTCTTCATTGTACTTACCTTTGTATAAGTTGTACATATCAGCAGGCCCTTTTAAGTAGCTAAAACATTCAGTTAGCACACCATGCAAAAGCAACGATTCTTGATTGGTTGACAAAAAGGTAGTGGTTGAGCTGTTAAAATGCGGTGGATCTATCACATAATTAATCTGTACAGTCAAAGCACTGGATGGCACAGGTGCTAATACAACAGTGCTATCATCCCAATTAGCATAATACTTTGGTACACCTGTTGCATCTGTTGAATTAAATTCTGATATAAAACTGGTATCTCTTTTTTCTAAAAAAATACGAGTGCTACCACTAGTTACCTGAATAGATCGTATGTACATTAATTCTTCAGGCATGGTTAAAAATCGTTGTGATTGCACACATGAAGATGTTTTGTAGGCTCTTAAATCGTCATAGTCAATTTTACCAGCAATATCTAATTCAGTATTACGAATAAACTGATCTAATAAAGTATCAGACAATACATTAGAATCTACTTCTGTGTAGTTTCTAACCTGTGTTAAAAAATTAGCGTGTGTAATACTCATGATATTGTAATGGTTACCTCTCCAGTGCTACTTGTCATTTCAAAAGATTCTAAAGCTGTTCCTAATATGTTATTACTTGCGCTAGGTTGCATACTTGAATTATTAAAACCATTGTTTACATAAATAACAAAATCATCATTATCATCTTTCGGTCTTGGTCTTGGGTTTTGTAAAGCCACCGCATCTGTTTTATGATGTTTTCTTCTAATTTGTGGATGTTTAGATTCGTGTTCAGATTTATGAACAAACGAACCATTCCACTCTTTCACCATTTCTTTGTAAGGAAATTCCATACCTGATCTATCAGATATTGCTTTTGCGTATTTTCCTTTTGCGTATGCCATAAATTTCTCTAGTACAGTTTAGTCGATTTGTTGCGCCCTAATTTACATTTAGCTTTAACACTACCACCTTTTTTAAAATATTTCGATGAATTAGGACCAAGGTATTCTTCATTACTTTCAAGTTTTTTTTCAATGTAGCCTCTTTTTTTTCGCCCTCTTAAATTTCTGTCTCTTCTTTTAAGCATTACATCGCCTACACCTTTATCTTTCATATTCTGATCTATCATTTTCTCAACATCTTGTCGCTTTTTTTTTGCTCGAGCTTTACTAAACTCTTCAAGCTTTCCACTATCGATAGCATTTCTAAGTTCTATAGAATGTTTCATGCCTTTTTTAATTCTTAAAGTTCTGTTAATTGCTGTTTTTAAAAGTTTTAATGACATATTTATTCTCTAATATAATTTAGTTGGTCTATTACGACCTAATTTACATTTAGCTTTTACACTTCCGCCCTTTTTAAACTTTGATAATTCGCCTTTTTCTAATTTATTTTTTATATAACCTCTTGGTTTTCTACCCGAGTCTTCTCTTTCTTTTAATTTTTTATCTACTTTTTTTACACCTTTTTCATGCGAGTACGCTTTACTTTTTTGTGCACCAGCATCATAAATTGAATCAGCATTTTCTTTTCTACTACCTGTTAAGTCTTTATAATCTTTTTCAATTTCACGTTGTCTCTTGTCAGTAAAACCTTTTTTTAATCGACGCTTAACATCTTTTTTAGCTAATTTTAAAATCATAGCTGCTAAACTAATAGTCATAATTAACTCCCTGATGGATAGTAACTTTGCGGTGTGATGTAAGTTGAAGTTCTTTGCCCATCTTCATCTAACGCACGTTTAAGTTCATCTTCGTAAATCATTTTATTCTGTTGAGTAATCCTTGGATTTACTTTCATACTTAAATAATAAGCAAGTCCCGCTACCATACAAGGTATAAACCTAAATGCTATATCTGCTTGATTAGTATAAGCACCAGCATCTTCAATACGTTCCATAAAATAATATTTTAAATGAGTATATGTACTGGCATTAGGTGTTTGATACAAAGTAATGGTTGGTGTGGTTTGACGATCAACATAATATTCAGACGGTTGACCAGTAGCGCCTTTATTATTTTTTGACGCATAATCACTTCTTGATATTTTAGTCAAAGATATATCACTAGTTGAACTAGTAGTGCCACTTGAACTACTGATATATGCTTCAAGAATATCACTGGTGTTTGAGGGTGCAGTATAAGTTGCTGTGCCTGAAGTTAACTCTTGTGTTTGCAACGCCACTTTCCACAAGTGCACGCCACGATTGCCCCACTCAGAAAACAAAATATTAAGGCTACGACGAGCAGACTTGAGATCACGGCCACTATTAGTCCTGACAGCACAACGTTCGTAAGCTTCTTCAATGATGTCATCGATATCAAGATCGAATGTGGTTGTGCCTGAGGTTGCCATCTAGCCTCCTAAAATGTACCTTTAAATTTTGTACCTCTAACTGCAGCACCTTGTCCTTTAGTGTTAGTGCCACCATGATCATATTTATTGGCCATACCACCACCCATTTTCTTTTTTACTTTTTCAACTGGTATAGCTTTGCCTGCTTTTTTTGCACCTTTGCCTATACCTTTGGATAGTTGTTTAAGTGCTTTTGCTGCTCTCTTATTAAGAGAAGACTTGTCATGGGACCTTTTAAAGGCCTCTTCGATATCCTGGAGTGTTACTCTATCTTCACCAGCCATTTTTTTTGCTTTCATTTTAGAAGCTACACTACCCGCTACATCACCCATGATACCACCTGCACGTCTACCTTTTTTAGAACCTTTACCAATAATGTCAGCTTGAGATATATTTTTTTTCTCTTTTCGTTTTGTTTTTGAAGGTTTTGTAGGTTTTGTAGGGTTTCTAGCTTTATCAGCTCCTTTAATAGTTGATTTCATCCCTTTATAAGTTTCATTTAAACCATATACTCCTGCGGCAATACCTATTGGAGCTGTTATTTTTGCTGCTGGTAAAATTATTTTTTCTTTCTTAGTTAGTGTTTGCGCCTTAGGTTTTATATTGAATTTCTTCATATCAGCTTTTGTTTCCTTTTCAAATCTACGCAAATCAGCTTCGCTAAATCCTTTTTTATTTTTTTTAGCAATTGTTTTAGCAGCACCTGTAATTAGTTTTCCTGCCAATGCTTTTTGAACAACACCTCGACCCATTAACACATCTTTTTGTGTTACTTTGCCGTCACCTGATAAATCTGGGAATTTTTTCTTAGCCATACCGCCTCCTTTAGTTTTAACCATTGTTGGCTTACCGCCAACCCCTTGAGCTTTTGCTCGTTTTCTTGAAACAGCAGAAGCTTTTTGACTTTTGCTCATTCCCGCAGCTTTAGCAGCTGGCACACACTTCGGATATTTACGTTTCGAAGTTTTTGCGTTTTTACGACCACAAGGTTGATATTTGCCGTCCTTTTTAGGAGCACCAATATCTACCCAGTTCTCATTAGCCCAATCTTTTAAATCACCCATTACTTAATCAGATCTCCGTAATAGTCAGATATAAAAGCACCATTTTTTGCACTTTTAATTTGACCTTTACAGACCTTACTTGCATACATATTAGCGTATGCTGATGGGTAAACATCAAACTTACGTTTAGCCGCTGCTTTACCTTTTGGACAAATTTTTCTTCCTTTCTTAGCCATAATATGAGTTTATCAGTTTAAATTCTAACTATCTAGACCTTACTTGTTTCTTCTTTTTCTTCTTTTTCTTTTTCTTCATTGGTGGCTTAGATATTTGTTTAGCCATCTGTCCTCTGGTTATAGGCATCTGCTGTACCTCACTTTGCCGTTTTCATCTTTTTCAGCTAATAAATATTCACTTCTGTTTTTATCACCTACATACGATACATGTACCCAACCAGAATTTATTTCATCAGGATTATGAAATTCCAGAATAACTTGATCAAAATCTAAGTTATCATTAATAAAATCTGCTAATTCTTTGTTTGAAACACCAGGTATTTCCATATCTGCTGCCTCACCTTTACAATGTTGTGATCGAGATGAAGAACCTATTTTTTGACTTAGCTCAGGAGATCTATAACCAGAAGTAATTACAACGGCTTTTTGAAAGTAATCTCTTACTGGTTGTAAAATATTATCGCAAAGTTTTTGCAAATTATCGATGTGTTCCTTGTCGGGATTATTGTCTATATTACATCGTTCAGCTGTTTGCGATTTAGTTAATTCAGCTAAAGTAAAATTGTCAGTTAATCTCATACAAAAATAATTAAAAGTATTAAAACAATTATAATAACATCTCTTATTTTACAACTTTCACAAGTCCAACTGTTTTTATATTTAGTCCATAACTTGTTTGTAGCTTTATATAATTTTGTTAACATTTCCATCTTCTCCTCGCCTGACATATACGTTTTTTAGGCGTTTTACTGCAATTAATATTGTGCATTTTAGCTTGACCTGCACTTCTTGAACAATAAGACTTACGTCTTTTTGCTGACTTACTGCCTTTCTTAACCTCGCCTGTAACAGCAGTTTTTAATTTACTACCTGGATTCATACGACGATAAGCTTTGACACCGGCTTGGGTCATGCCTGCGCCAGACTTAGTAGATCTGTAATTTTTTTTATTACGAGAAGGCATACCGCCTTTAGAAAAACCTACCAATTCATTTGTATATTGCTCAACACTAAATTCCATAGTTAGCCTTAATAGTTTTTGATAAACTCTGCAATGACTGTATATGTATTTCCTGAATCAGCTGCACCTGGAACTACAAAGTTAACATCGTTTTGGTTTGAGTTAGATGAAGTGTTAGCAGGTATTCCACCAAATTCTCTTAGATCCCAATACCCTGAATCGACTAATGTTGCGATAGGAATATCACCATCCGAATCTTCGTAATCTAATCTAGCAAAAGAATCACCGCCATCACCATTTGCACAAGACCACCATACTCTTTGTAAGCTTACTGTTGTGACTGATTGACCGTTTTTGTTTGCCGCTAATGCTGAAACATCTGCAAAGACTGTTGTACCACCATTACCGTCTGATTGATTGACTATTTTGATAACTACTCTCTTGTCATTTTGTTGCAAGATTGTAGGTCCTGTTACTGTATCTGCCATGTTTCCCTCCTTAATTAAGAAACTAAAATAGTGCCTCCGAAGAGGCACTTAAATCATGTTACGCTGCGTAACCTTTTAATTCAATTAGTAATTTACCAGCTGTGTAGTCTGCATCTGTAGCAGCACCAGTTGTTAAATATAAAAACTGATCAGCAGCAGGAACAGCAGTAAAGTAAACTTTACTACCCAATGTTGCATCACCAGCATTTACTAATAGTGTTTCAGTTAAGTCACCAATAGCTCCGTCTTCAACCCCTGTACCTTCTGTCGCAGAATGTACATTGATATCTGGATCACCGCCAGTTGGTGCTTCAAAACATTCCATACTACCTGTTAAGATAGTACCGTTTGTTGCAGCTACGATCTGACCAATGTGACAAACTAATGCTGTTCCATTGACACCAATGATGTCGCCAGAACCTGTTGATCTCAAACCTGTTAAATCAATTAAAATTTGTGTAGTGATAATACCACCTGATCTAATTACAGAACTTCTGTAAACAGTTCCAGATCCAGTAGTAATACCAGTACCAGCTTCTACTGACATTGTGTTGGCATCTAATGATGCTACACCAGTTGAGCTAATACTTGCTTGTGTTGTTCCGTCATCTTTAGCAGTTACGACTGTAAAGCCGCCTACTGATCTGACTGGACCACTAAATGTTGAATTACTCATATCTATCTCCTAAATTATTGAATACAGTTTATTAGGTAAATCGACTATACGCGTCTGTACTCAAGTTATTTGTATAGTAGCTTAATTATACCCAAAAAAAAGGGGACTCGGAAGTCCCCTTAATCTTTCCTCCAAATTGCTACTTACGCAGCACCAGGAGAGCCGAATATTCCTCTAGGATCAGAGAACCCAAATGAATATCTTTCTCTTGCTTTAAATCTTACATTACCTGTATCGAAGTCACCTTCCATAGCAGTTTTGATTGGTGCTCTAACGAATTGTTTCATTCCGTTAGGTGCATCAGTCATAATGAAGAAAGCATCAGTATCAGTTAAGTAATGATTAACTCTGTAGCCTTGTGGGATCATACCCATTGAAGCCATAGCATTAATATCGTTATCTGATGTACCGACACGCTGAGGTGTTTTCAATATTCTTTCCGCTGTGAACTGAAGTTCTTTTGGAATGATTAATTTAGCACCTTGTAAAGCAACTTTAAGACCTCTTTCATCAACAAATGCAGCAATGTCAATTAACGCTTGCTCCATTGATGTTTCTGAAAGGTCAGCAGCTGTTGACAACTCGTTAGCAAATGTACCGCCGTTTGTTAGAGGGTGTACAGCTGAACATAGTTCAACTCCGTCACCGCCTGTGAAACTTGAGTTAAAAGCATTGTTAAGCACGTTTGCAGCTTTCACTTGTTTAGTGTTAGCCATTGAACGAGCCAATGCTCTTGTGTAACGACCTGCTAATCTGTCGTATAAATTATCCTCAATTGCTTCTTCTGTAATAGCAAAAGCCATTGCGATAGTTTCGTGTGTATATCTTGCTGTATAACCTTCGTTCGCAGTATCAAATGATACACCCTCGCCCTCAGATTTTACAGGAGCCGAACCGAAACCGGATAGGATTACTTCTTCTTCAAAAGCTCTATCAGAACTTTCTGAGTCAAAGATCTCACTATGCTCGTTTTCATATCGGTTGTATTCTAGTCCAAAAAGAGCGTTCAAGCCAGGCTCTAACTCTTTGACTAGTTGGGATCTTGAAATAGCCATAATTAACCTCCTAAGCTAGACCGGCACCTTTTTGGCCGAATATGTGGTTTTGAATTACTACGAGTACATTGGTTGCATCACTACCGACATCACTATTGTTAGGGTCTCTTGAAATATCGATCGCCTTTAGTGGTAAGCCAGCGGTTGTTGCACCAGTAGTTACATCTAATTCAGCACCGGATAAACCAGTTGTTGTGCTTCCAGCTGATGTATACACGATATCAAAGTTACCGAGTAGGTCAGCTATAGGGAAAGCAGCATCTGCTTGAATTTCGAAAATAACCATTGGGTCATCAATAATAAACGCTTCAATATCTGAAGCATTTGTACTTGCAGGATAAAAATTGGAAAAAGTTTCTTTTCCAGTGGATGGGTCTGTGTAGCGACATCCGTTAAAAACACCTACGATAGGAACTGTACCGCCATCGGCGTGTACTTCTACACCGCCACCAGTGACTTGCATTACCATGTCACCTTGGAAGATTGCTGTTCCATAATTCGCAGCTATTCTATAACGAGTTTGTCCACCAGTGAAGGGTGTTCCACCTACTCTGGCTACCGGACGCATCCCAAATGCAGCATCTTGGTTTGCCATAATTAAACTCCGTTAAATAGTTAAACAAATGTGGTTACAAAAGCTAAAAAATTAAGACTTTCTGTTACCACCAAAAGTTACACGAGACTGTCTGTCAATATTAACAGGCATCTCTGGTCGTTGTTCCTTTAGAATGTCGTTATCAACTGCTTTAACTTGGTCAGCAGTAATTCCTTTAAAATACTGCTTGCGTTGTTCGACAATTTCTTCTGGTATCCTTGCCAACACAAGGCCTCCAACCCCGATTAACCCCTGATGTTTGCCTTCATGGATTACTGGATAGTCATGGTCACCGATTTCATTCGTAACTTCTTCAGCTCGAACAAATTCCCAACCTTCTCTTAGTTTTTTGGAAACATTACCTGAATCCATAAAACCAACACTTTCTACCCTAATCCACCTATGACAATAACCTTGCGGTGCAGGTGGTGCATCTAGACTTGATGGTGGCGACCAAGGTTTATTACGAATATCCTTTTTCTCTTGGCTCGCGCGTGAGGTTTTCTTTACTATATTTTTAGTCATCATCTACTCCTTCACGAATTTCGCGTATTCTTCTAGTGGCACCCCTAATTTTTTAGCTATCGCTACTTGTGAACGGGTGAGTTTCACGGTTCTGCGTCCTTGCTGTTTACGCCCCGCCGAGGCAACAGTTTGAACGGGTTTTTTATCTTCGACAAATTTATGAGGGAAATAATCTCTCATAGTCTTATCTATTTCATCATAATATTCATCAGAGGTTGGGTCAATACCCTGTTGAACAAGTTCTTTATGTTTTTCAACAGCAGCACCAGTCATAACAGTATCCTTATTAAACCAAGTGTTCTTACTTATCCAGTCTTCTGCTTTTGGATCTACTGCTGCAGCTTGCGGAACAGCTTCTTCTGCTTCAGGTTCTTTTATTTCTTGCTCTCTTTGAGCTAACCTAACTTTAGCTTTTTCTTTCTCAACTGCTAATCTTGTTAACTCATCATTAGCTTCAACTATTTTATCAATGTCCCCATCTGCTGTTGCAGTCGCTAGTTTAGCTTTGACTTGTTCTCTTTGAGAATCAACTCTTGCATCAAACTCTTTTAAATGATTATCTTCAACAGAATTTAAACTTGATTTAGCTGTATTGTATTTATCTTGTAAGCCTTTAGCGTAATCAAGGGCTGCAGCTTCTCTTCTTTCTGCTTCTCTCATTTTACGAGTTAACTTATCAATTCTTTTTTGCGTTTTTTCTGACACATCTTGTAAATTATCTGTACCTTTCGGCTCTTCGATAACTTCAGCTTTGTCATTGTTAACTGGATCGGTATAACCTAAATCAACTTCTGGGGTTGCGGTAGCTTCTGCAACGGTAGAGGGTTGCTCTACATCAATAGATGCTTCTTCGATACCATCAGTATCTAATTCAACGTCTTGTGCTTGTACTTCTGACATATTTTACTCCTAAAATAGTGCGAGTATATACTCGGGTTTTTCAATCGTACCAATAATTTCATCATCGTTAATGATTCTATGTTCACCAAATTTTGTTTTAAATCTAGCGCCTGCATAACGACCAATAACTACAAACTGACCTTCTTTGCACCATGGTGTTAAAAATTTTTCTGTGTCTTTGTAACACATTTCTCCCATTTTTACGACATAACCAACTACTGATGTTATTTCAGAAGTTTCTAAAGTTTGTTCTGACAAAGCAATACCACCTTTAGTTCTTTCTGACATTTTCCACATTTTAATTAAAATACGGTAACCAACAGGGTTAGGTAAGCGATCTATTTCGTCTATGTAGTTTTGTGTTAATTTAGGAGCGTCTTGTTCTGGTAATGAAGTTGCTTCATCCTTAATGTAATCTGGTTTTATAATACTTGACTTACTTGTCATGCGTTCTCCTCATTTTTTTGCAGGTCTTTTAAATCCTGAAGCAGTGCTTCATATGCACCGATCTTGCCCTTAGCATAATGTAATTGTTCTAAGTTGTCTACACCATAAACAATATGATCTTTAGTTTCATCAACTCTTTTTCTTATAAAGTGTATTACACTTTGAATAGTATCTGGATCGTGCATTTATTTTTTCTTCTCTGGTGCGTATAAATTGTTAAACGTATATTCCCAATCCATGTAGCTGTCGTGTGCTTCAGCTTTATGAGTCCACTGTGATGGAATAAAGTCTGGCGGACCATTACCGGTTACCCATAATGCTGGAGATGTAACTCTTACTCGGTTATTAGGCAATGCAACAAAGCATCCTTTCCACGGACCTTCGGTTAAAGCTAATACATGCGATTGTTTGTGCTGTGCTGGATCATCAGCTATCTCGTTATTTGTATAATCAACCGTAAAGTAGTATTTAGCCGTATAAAACTCACCTTCAATACGAGCTAGCCAAGGACTAGAGCTTGTTCTGTCAAATACAATAATAGAATGATCCCTGGAAGATACATCCCAAGGTTGAGCAATATGTGTTGGCATAGGTGGTGGCATTTCATCCAGAGGTTCATCTTCAACTAATGCAGTAATTGGCATACGCGCCCACATCGCGCCCCCGTGAGGATTTTCGGTGCGGTTTTCTTCATCTTCGCATCCAGTAAACATAACTTGAAAACTTAAACAACGATCTGGGATGCAGTTAACTGCAATGATATAACAATGTAGGAACTCACCGTGATAAGCACGATGGTTGTGTGTAAATTCTTTTCTGACCCATGCCTTTAAAACTAAAGGTATGTTCGATATTAAATGTGACAAGTTTAACCCTTGGTTATTTTATATCCCATTTGTTTAGCAGCTGATCTTAAACCAGCAACTGACATTTTAGCTCCGCCTTTAGCGTAACCTTTAGCCATCTTACCACCCATAGCTTTCATCATTTTAGGTCCGCCTTTAGAATAACCTTTGGCCATCTTACCGCCTTTAGCTTTTAATAATTGCGCACGTGCTTTAGGTTTTGATGGCTTACTTGGTCTCATGCCTTTACTAGGTTTAGCTGGTTTATCTGATATCATTGCTTTAGGTCTACTTGGTCTACCTGGTTTTCCTGTTTCTCTTCCCATGTCCTACCCCTATTTAGTGAATTTACCGATTGATTTTAATCCAAAACTAGCTCCAATGGAAGCCATAATTGACCATTGTAACCATTCTGGAAATGTAGCTAAAAACTCTATACCTCTTGCAACAAATGGTTGAAAATAAGGTATAAAGCTAAAAATTATAATTGCAATAAAACAAATTGTCCAGGCTTCATCTTTCCAAGAATCATCACTTGCCTTTGCCATAGCGGTTTCCCATTCTACCTTGCCCTCTGCTACTTTCTTTTGCACTGCAACTTTAGCATCTATCTCTGCAATTTTTAAATTACTTTTAGCAACCGATTCTTTACTTTTGTGTTCGAAATAGCCTCCTACAGCCTTAGATAATCCAGATACAATTAAACCTACCATTATTTGACTCCTGTAAATTTTTGACCTTTGACTTGAATACCACTAACACCTTGATAAGGACTTCTTACACCTGCTTCACGATGTGGACAACCACCTTTTGAGAATTTACTCATATCTTTGTACTTTCCAGCAGGCACTCCTCGTTTTAATTTTTCAGTGTAATATCTTTTACCTTTCTTTTTAAGACCATAACCTAAATTTTCATCTACACTTACACCAAGATTAAACGTTTTGTGCTTACGGCCTTTTAATAACTTACCTGTTTTTGGATCACGACTAAACCCATGACCTTTTGCATCTCTTTTACCGCCCAACTTATCAAAAGTTTTATAATCATAACCTTTGCCTTCTGGATCAAAGTCACCGCCACCTTTTAAACCTTGTGGCACCGGTCCTCTTTTAGGTGGCTTAGTTTTTGTGAGTTTTTTAAAAGCTTTACTTGCTCCTTTAACAACTTTTCCTGTTTTTGTTAAAAGACCCAAACCTGACAAATTTAAAGCTGTTTCTGCAATAGTGCCAAGACCTTCTGCCAATGCTTTTCTACTTCCAGGATTTTTATTTTCCGCCCTACGCTCCATTTCTATTCTTGTTTTGATTGGAGACTTACCACGTCTTTTACCGATATTTTGTGCCATTATTTATCTCCTTTACTAGTATCTTGTTTTAACTTATCACGCATAATATCTAGTTTGTCGTCAGCTACTCGTATTCTTTCCTTACCAGCTTCTTCATTATCCTCTCGTTCCATTCTATCTAAATCTAGGCGTTGGTCAAATTCGTCTACTTTTCTTTGTTCTTGTGCAACAAACTCTTCACCTCTGCGCTGCATGTCCATAGCTCGTAGATCAAGTTCTTGTTGTTTTAATCTAACCAATGGGTCATCCGATGGTTGTTCTTGAGCAACTAATTCTTCAGTTAATACTTGAATACGCTCTGCGACAATACCTTCAAACAATTGTTGAAATGCTTCAGGGTCGGTATCCTGTAATTGCATAAGTTCTGGCTGTTCTTGTTGTACTAATATAACAGCTTGAGCTCTTGCTTTAAAAGATATGTGTTCACTTACATGTGCTTGTAGTAAAGCGTACACTGCTGGATTCATTTGTACCATTCTAGTCCTCATAAACGCCATGTGTGAAAAGATATGTGCATCATGATTCTGATCTTCAAAAGCTTGTGGTATTTCCATACGCAATGCAGCTGCGTTTTCCATAGCTGGGTCTTTTGGTTCAGGTTCTTCTGGTTTTTTTAACAAAGTATTAATGTCTTTTGTACCTAATGCTGCATAAACACGACGATATGCTTCATGTACGTTGTGCATTTGCGGATTTGACTGGGCAATTTGCAACTGTGTCTGTGCTAAAGTCACTCTTTGTGACATTGAGAAGATATTTGGGTCTGCAACCGGTATAACATCGACTTCTGGACTAAAATCAGCTTGTTTTACCATACGATCACCACCGTAAACCGCATATGGGTACACTGGAGGCAAATATGAAGCAAAAACATTGTTCATAAGTCTAAATTCTTGTCGCATTGCGTAGTAACAACGCTTATGTATAGCACTCATAACTCTAGAACCACGTTCCAAGAGAGCAACCGTCGTACCGACAGCTGCATTTTGATTACCATCACCTACTTGCATGTCCGCAATAGCAGCAAAACGCTGTCCAGCTTGTACTACAAAGCCTAAAAGTTGAAATAATGTCTGACTTGGCTCTTTAAACGGCAATTGCATGAAAGAATCTTGTATTCTACCACCTACAATATCTACATCTCTAAACTCACCTGGTTGAAACGGTTGATCGTCATCACGAATACGCATACCACGAGTTTTAAAACCGGCTGGTAAGTTAGCTAATGTGCCCGCATCTAGTAATTGTCTAAGTGATGCAGTTGCAGTCTTACTTAAACCACCAATCATGTGTATCAAACCAAAGCCATAGAAGCCTAGACCTGGTAAAAACTTGTAGTGTACAAAAAACTCTTTACGTTTTAATAATGGATCTTTTGGTTCATAGTTTCTATAAATAGATAGTATTTCTCTTGAACCTTCGTCTAATGTAACAACATAAGGTATCTTAATATTTTTTTCATCACTTTGATTTTCGGGATCTTCTAGATCTAGGTCAACGTGCATTTCTAAAACATTAAATTGATAATCGCCATCAGCATCGCCAGAACGGTTAACACCACTTAATTCACTATATTTATCTTTTATGTCGCTGTCGTCCATACGGCTTGGTAAAATATCAACATCACGATAAAAACCTATCTGTTGTTTTTTTAAGATATCGTTTTCACTCATGCGAACCAAGTGTGTAATACGTTCACAGTCTTTTAAATCTGTTGCGTAATAAGGCACTACTAAATCTTCTGCTGGTACAAATTTTGAGACTGCTCTTTGCATCACATCATCAAAATAAACTTTTTTAAATGCAGACCCAGCAAGTGGTAAATAAAATAATAATTGATCAAACTCAGGAGTGTATTCTTCCATCTCCTCAGTAATCATGTAGTTCATAAATTCTTCTACACGTTGTGCTTGTTCTTCTTTTTCTGGTGTTAAAGCACCCACAACTTTTGAACTAACAGGCCCATCAGAAGGTAGCAGTTCTTTGTATGCTTGTGCTTGAAACTGTGTCACTGATTCAGCTAACATTGGATGTGTTACTGAACTAGCGCCTTGAAAAGGTCCGCTTTCATTATTGTATTTAAAACCTAATAAATCTAATCCAGATATGTACGATTTTTCCCAATCACTTCTAGATTCTTTATCTTTTTTATAATCACCAAGTAATTCATTAGCTATTCCATTCAATACCCTTTCATCCATATTTTCAGCAAGATTTGCATAAAAGTCTTCTTCTTGTTCTTGCACTTGTTCTTGTTCAACAGCATCCTCGTCAGTAATTTCTACATCAACAGGCTCAACTGCATCTATTTCTTCTTGAGTTACTTCAATATTGTTTTCGACAGCCATATTACATTACCTTAGTTTTTTTTGTTCTACCTAGTTTACATTTAGCTTTTACATAAGTACCTTTTTTTGCTTTAATTTTTTGAAAAGGCATAGATGAAGGCACACGTCCAACATTTTTTAAAACATTATATTTATCATTAGTTTTTGCTAAAAGTTTTCTTGTTGCTGAATTTCTATCTTTTGTTAATTTAATTAAATCTGGCGGTTTAATTTTACTTTTTTTTCTTTTCATTAGATCTTGAAAAACTTCAAGTTTTTCCATTAAATCAGCATCAATAGTTTTTTTAGGTTTTTTGTCCATATTAAAATTTTACCATGCAAATATGTCAACCACCATACCACCCTTATGATAGCCGTACAATTTAAAGTTTTTATCTTTCATGTTTGGGGTAACCTTAATAGCATAGGCCTCGTAGTATAAGCTAGGATCATCTGCCTCTATTTTTTCAATGCCGAAGTTGCTACCTGCTAGGTTTTTATAATCTATTGCGTCTTGTTCATTTTTAAAAGCCATTAAATGTTCTGAAACAACATCATCCTCTGGTAATTTACCTTCGCCAAAGGTGCTGTTATAGTTAGTACTACCTTCTGGTTCTATAGTTTTAATTATTTTATATGGTTTTTTTGGATCTGATTTAGCAATTTTTATAGTTTTAGCCTCTGTACCATATTTTTCAGCTAATTGTTTCATAGCTTTTGGTAATGCAGCCATTTTGTTGTAATCGTCTTTTGTAAAATCTCTTAACAAAGAACCCTCACCTTCTACCCTTATTTTTGACATAGCTTTACCACCTTTAAAGCCAGCTTTACCTTGAGCTGTGCCATAATATTCATAGTTGCCTATCATAGGATTTCTTTTTAAAGCATGAATTCTTTCGACCGGATTGACTGCAACCCAAGTGTCTTTTTTGTACTTTCTATTGGCAACCATATTAATTAATTCTTTTACGTTATGGTTTGCCATTTCTTGTCTATTAAAAAATGGTTGAAAGGTAATATTTTCAACTGCATTAGACGTACCTCTCCCATCTCTGCCAATCTGAACTCTTGAATTTTTCTCATAAAGCTCACTTATTTGTCGTGATGGTGCATTTGGATTAAGTTCTTGAAACTTACCTGACCCTCGCAAACTTTTTACTTCTGCTGGAACTTTAAGTGCGTTTTTAAATTTTTTAATTTCTGTATTTATTTTAAGCATTTCCGATTGTTTTATACCGATGCGTTGTTTACTAATCATTTCATTTATTTTTTCATATTGATTTGATAAATAATCTTTTTCAATATTTTTTGATGCCCCTAAATTTACTGGATTAATTCTTTTTTTGTTTTTGTCAGCTTGAAGTAAAGCTCTATTTGATTGTTGTATGTCAGATTGTATTTCATCAATTGTAAAAACTTTAATATTTTCGTCTGGAGTGCTAGCCAAATCATCAGCGCCCTTTGTTCTCATGCTGTAACGCATATGGTACAACTGTTCTCCATTTTCAAGGTTAGGTCCTAACTTATATTGAATAAAATGATCGTTCGCACCTCTACCTGTTACTAATGTATTTGCGTCAAAAAAGCCATCTCTGTTTAAAAAATCTTTATCCGTAAAAAATACAGGTTGTTCATAATATCTTTCTGCACCTAACATACGGTATTGGTCATATTGACTATGGTCAGTTTTTGCATAATCCAATGGCGCGTCATAATTGTCTGGCGCACCGGCTTTAGTAGCGTTTGCTAAACTTTCATCTGCTGTTTTTCTAAGCCTAGCTAAATTTTTTCTTTCAGCTGTACTTAAAAGATTAACATTAAATTTTTCTTCAAATTTTTCTACTGCTTGTAAAAATTTTGCTGGATGATAATTCATATCTTTGGGTGTGCCTGCATCAGTTGTTTTTAATAGATTAAATGCAGTTCTTTGAAAGACGTTGTGTCCCCTTGGATCTCCTTGTGCAAATTCTAAAAATTTCAATCTATCATTTTTAAAAACTGTATAACCTTCTCCGTTTATCAGACGATTTAAATTATTAAAAGTTCTTGATAAATCTGTTTGTTCTGTTAATGAATCAAAACCTTTAATCTGATCTTCAACAAATGGACTTTGCAATTTTCTACGAACCTTAGTTATTAAATTATCATGTAAATCAACATAATCTTCTGCATCTTGCAAAGGTCCTTCCATGATGTGACCGAACCTTCTTGAAGTTGTTCTACCAGCAGGACTATTTTCAATTAAACGACGTAATGTTTCTTTAGACACCGGAAAGTTAGCTTTAACCGCATTGTTTAAAAATCCACCTACTAATTTTTTATCTTTATCAAAAATTGCAATATTGGCATCGGCCAGTTCGTCTGTACTTAATTTAATTTTTTGTCCATTAAATTTTGAACCAGAATATCTAGCACCACCAAAATCACCTCGCAGCCCTGCTTTAATATCATTAACCCAAATATTTGGATCTATGGCTGTCTTTGCTTTTCTACCCATACCGGATGGATGTAGAGCAACAAAATCATAAAAAGACGAACCCCCTGGAGGAGTATACTGATTCCAACGCTCTGCGTTTGGATTGTTCAATTGACCGCCATAGCTTAACGGGTTTTGGTTTACTTGTTCATAAATTGTTTTATTTAATATTTTAGATTCTTGATTAGCTTTTGCAATTCTTGCTATCGCAGGGTCGCTTTCAAAAGTTTTTGCAATTTGATTTGGACCTAAGACAGCTAATTCATCAGTCTTTACATTTTTACTTAAAAAGTCAGCTTGATCATTAATAATAGATATATCTGTTTTAGGTGGAGGTGTGTCTAATGCGCCGTTCTCTACTTTTCTACCAATACCTTGATAAAGTTTTTTGCCTAATTGAAAAAGCTGTTTACCTTTTTTAAGTGCAGGTACGGTACCTACCACAGCAGCGCCAAGGCCTGCTAAAATACCTAAATTTTTAAGGTCATCAACTCTTTCTTCTTGTCTTTCTTGATACTTATCAACCATGTTTAAGCCTAGTAGTAGTTATAGGTTTTCTCCGGACGATCTTCATCATCTTTATAATCTGAGTATAACTCAACAAAGTTTCCTTGTCTGTATCGTAGTATTGCCTGAGTCGTGGAATCTACATAGTCATCATTAGCACCATTAGGAAAAGAAGCACATTCGTCAATAACATCTTCGGCAAATTTTTCACCAAACGGATACCAGACGGCTCCACTTTCAAAGATTGGGGCACAACTGTTTACTCTGGTGTGTTTGTCATTCCCACGAGTTGGAGTAAATGGTACCACTGGAATACCCATGCGTCTTAGCTCTTGGGTCAACGGTTCACCACTCGCTTTCTGCTCAACAATAATCGTTTCGGGTTCCCAATACTTCTGTGCGTCGAGAGCCACGGCTTTAAGTTCAGGAAAATCATATTTACCCCGTATGGCATCGAGTAAAATTAAATTAGGGGCTCCCCCTTCTTCTGGAAAGAACACGCCCCAAGTTGTGATGGCGCTGTAGTCAGCCGTTTCTTTTTTCGAAAACGCTGTGTCGTAACTTTGTATGACATGTTGTAAATTAGGTAGATGGTCCTCGTCCCACGGTTGCCACCAGTCACGTTTGAGAATCGCACCTTCTTCTGAGGTGGGATTCTGCATATACTGCGCTGACCAGTTTCTGATTGGAATAGAAGCTTTAATTTTTTCGAGTTCATCCAGCTCCCAATACTCAGGCCACACTGGGTTCCCTGAGTCGAGAATCGCTGGAAATGAAACTTGTTTCCATGTGTCTGCTTTAGGTTCGGTTTGAGCCTTCAAGAGTCTCCCCGTTAAATCGTCCTCGGCCCAACGGGTCATGACTACTAGGATCGAGCCTCCTGGTTGAAGACGCTGTCTTGGGCCAGAAGTGTACCAGTCGTAAGCACGCTCCATGGCAGTGTCCGACATAGAATCTTGCTCCGTGTGAGGGTCATCAATAATCAATAAATCCGCACCACGGCCCGTGATGGACGAACCAACTCCAGCAGCATAATACTCACCACCTTGATTAGTTTCCCATCTACCTTTGGCTTTGGAGTCTTCACGCAGTTTTACATCACCAAAGATTTGTTTGTACTCTGGAGAATCAATAATGTTACGAACCTTAGCTCCGAACCTTGCTGCTAGCTCCGTGTTATGTGACACCTGCATAATTTTTAATTTTGGATACTTACCAATAATCCAAGCAGGGTAGTAAACGGATGCAAATTCAGATTTAGTATGTCTGGGTGGCATATTGATTAAGAGCCTCCCTTTTCTTTGATTAGCTATATCCGTAAACTCTTTAGCTATAATCTGATGATGGCCCCACTTTTCCGGATCTGTAGATTTTCTACAAATAAAATCTGGCCAAACTTCTTGGACGAAAGCTAAAAAATTATCCTGACAAAGCTTTACATGCTCTATCCAAAGCCTTTCTACTTCGAGCCTCAATTTTTCCGTAGTCATTAGGTCAGTCTGCATAGCACAATTATAACTATATCTAGAGTTTTTGCTAGTATGTGCATGTCTCTAATAGGCTTTGCTAGGCTTTTTTGCAAAAAGTCGGGGGCTTTAGCGTGGCAAAAAAACAGTTTTGGAAAAGCATTTTCAATTCTTCAATGAGCCTTGTAAATTGTCTGGGTCCAAAAAAAACCAGTAGCTATGAATAGTTACATATAAAATTAGTATGGACGGTGGGACGGTGGGACAAAAAAAAAGGCACTTCCCTGTGCCTTAAAGGTTTAGCAAGTTTAGATATTATTCTTCATCTTGAATATTATGTATGTGTCTAATCAATGGCTCACACACTTGCATAAATTGCTGTCTAAACCATGCACTTTGATTAGTGTTAGGGTATTTAGAAAGCATATCTGCATAAAGACTATCTAATACAGTAGCATATATTCTATAATCAATTATTTGATTAGTGCTTTCATCTACTGTAAGTGATACTTCATTCGTATCATTCCTATCTAATGTGCTATTGATGTATTCAGCAAGGTTAAAATTATCATCATTATTATTTGGCATTATTCACCCCCTTTAATAGTTAATTCATCATAAGATGTAATAGTAGTATTACCTATTAGCAATTCATCTAATGTACTATTAGCAATAACACCCATGCTTTTTATGGTCTCAATTACATTTTTATAATTAACAGTATTTCTGCATTTAGGTGTAAGGTAAAAATTAACTGCAACATCATCAACATTAATTGCAATTGCACTTCCCTTTGATTTTTCAATAATAGCTAAAACATTTTTTCTACTATCTTTCATTAATGTTTTATCACTATCATGTGAAAGTTTAAAAGAATAGAAAGATTCAAGGTATTCTCTTTCTGCTTTCTTTAATAAGGCAGTCTTTGAGACTACCATTTTTTGGTTAAGATTTTTAGTTATCATATTTTTATTCCTATTGGTTATTAATAAAATACTACCCTTTTAGTATAGTCTTATTACATCCCATGTCCACTTATATTTGCATATATATGTATTAATTTAGAGGTACTCTACTATACCCGAATCGCTTAAATCGCAAATAAGAGCTTATTTTTTTTGGCAGGATTTTTAGGGAACTGGTTCCGATTTTCTCTATATGTATGTATGACACACGCACAACCAAGCAACGGCGGGACGGCGGGAGCAGGCTTCAGATAGAGATGTAGAAGGAAGCTGGATCGGAACCCGGTACGCTTTATTATATGAAGATCAAATTTTTGCAGTAATGCCGACGGGACGGCGGGAGCAGACAAAAAAAACCCCTGGACCGAAGCCCAGGGGAAAAAGTAGGGTTGCATTAACTTAACCGATAACCAACCCCTTCGAGACGGGAGACGAAAGTCTCCCCAATGAAATCCTTTTCAGTCCTAACTTACCTTTAACATATCTCAAACCCCCCAGAGTGTCTACAAAAATCTGCAAAGTCTTGAACATTCTCAACACTGAACGGATAGCTGTCGTCCCACGACTTTTGACTATAAAGCTTATCCCACTCTTTATTTTGTATTTCTGGATAATTAGCTGGAGTTATATCTTTGTCACCAGTCAGCTTGATTACACTTTCACGCAAAGCACTCATTTTTTCTTCAATGCCTTTGTTATCTTCCTCAGCGTGTGCCATAGCTTCTTCAACTTGCAACTGATATTCAGCAGTGTGCCCTTGCTTGATAAGTTCTTCTAACTTGTCGGCTATTTTAATAGCTGTATCTTCATCAACTTGATGACCACTATTCTCATGCCAAATACCATAATCATCTTCAGAAATCTCATCTGTATTCTCATACACATATGCAGCTAATCTTCTCCACCACCAAACATTATTACGAAAGTAGACACCTATGTTGTCATCTTGATATTTCTCAGATTGCTCAAAGTATGTTTTTCTTTCTTCGCCTGACGGATTAGTATTCCAATCAATTTCAGGCTTAACACTGCCCTCTTGTATTGTTGGATTCAAACCATATACATCAAAACCCATAATTATATCCTCTCTTTTTTAGTTTACTTACATCTCCCATGATATCAAATAAGGCAGGAATTGCAAATTTTTAAGCTCCTCATTTGCGATATTTGAGTTTACCCCTTACTAGACTACCTCTGAAAAGATGAGTTATGTACTTCCGTGAAGACGGATCCCCGGAACCAGGGATCCCAGTAGTTTTATATATGCTGTCATGTAAAAAGGACCAACGACGGCGGGACGGCGGGATGCTACCAGTTGGCCCATAGCATCGTGCCCCACAGAAAGGCTAAGGTAGCGTGCGGGTACCGAGCGGCGAAGCACAGAACCAGGATCCCAAGTAAAAGAATGTAAGATATCATTCAGCTCCATCAGCCTCATCTACGTCGTCGGGATCCGGATGGTCCGGTATCTCTATGACCACAAACCCTTCTTGTTCAGTCACCACGGCATCGGGGTTCAGCTGTAGCAATGTATCAATTAACGACATTTGTTTACCTCCTTTTGTTGATCAGCCTCATCGGCGCCGGGATCCTGATGATCCGGCATCTCTATTACTTCTGATTGTGCCCAAGTGTTTCCGTTTGCTATGCTGGGTTTGCCTTTTCCAGCAGTTAAGGCGTATATCTTGTCTGCTTCTGGTTTATCTTTAACTTTCATCTGTCTTCTCCTTCGTTATTCACACCCCCAGTATCCCATATATACCCACATATATCAACGCTTCAGACCATTTCAGGATCCAGCCCGGAACCTGACGCTTTATTTATATAGCAGATCACGATCAGGACAGCGTTGTAGCGGCGGGACGGGAGGCTTCGGAACCAGGGAACTGGTTCCGATCCTGTTGAAATATATACATGACTCACGATCCTAGCCAAACGGGGACGGGACGGGACGGGCTTCAGGACCAGGGAACTGGTTCCGATCCCAGGATCAATAAATGATATAAGTTATCCGAGAATGAACGGGACGGGACGGGACGGGACAGCGATACTGCGACGCCTGGCTCACGGATCTCGAGAAGTTCCAGCTCGGTCTCCGAGGCATGTGCATTAAGAATACGAACGGTACCACCAGCCTGTTGATGGCTTAAATGCCAGTTAACCTGAAACTTAGACAGTCCACAATTCTTAGCATCTGTTGCCTTTAATTCAAGCCAAAAAGAACGACCTTCAATACAGCCATAAACATCAGGTATTCCGTTGATTGTAGAGGATTCTATACGAGTTAAATGCCAGTCTTTCCTACCTTTCTGAAGTAGGTTAATTTTTTTCCATAATTTGGATTCTTTAGTTGACATTTAGTCAGTATATCTTTTGAGGTTAATTTATTATACGATTATAACATGGAACAAAAAATCGACAAATATGGCAATCTAACTATATCACTTTTTGATATTTTAGACCAACAAGATGACGCTAAATTTATTTATTTTTATTTAGGGTTAGATAGACGTGTAAAAAAAATTATTGAAAATGCTTTTTACACAGCTTACACCAAAAAATTACTAGACAAAGAACATCCTGAAATAATACACCATGAAGAAAACGGTTTAACTCATATTGAAGTACACCCTAAAGATATAATTAGAAATATAGAAATAATTAAAAAAATTATGGTCACTGATGTTTATGAAAACGAAAACGAGTAAACCTGTTCAACCTTTATATATTGTAGTTTGGAAGGATCACACTGGTGACAGTTCTTGGAAGAGTCTTGAAGAGGTGAGTAAAGAAAAACATGTATTAGCTTATAGTATAGGTTATTTACTTCACCAAGATAAAGAATCTGTAAAACTATGTAATACCTACACCTCAGATGGTGGTTGGGGTGGATTAGATCTTATCTTAAAATCTTGTATTGTTGAGATGTATGAATTAGAAATACTAGATTAACCTTTACCCTGAACTATTATTGTATTAGCACCAATTTTATCTTCCAATTCTTTTAATCTACTTTCAAGCTGTTCTCTACTCATACCTTCCAAAGTGTTATGAGTTATTTCTTTTTTATCAACGTATTGTCCAGCTAGTTGTCCCGACCTAAATTCAGCATTAATTGCTGCAGTGTACTGTCCTTTCTTTTCACTGCCATCTCTTAATCTTTCAAGTGTTTTATATCTTCTAAGTTTGTCTTTTTCATAAATAGCTTGTTCCTCACTTAATCTTCTTTCCAGGAATCTACACACATGTGGATTAATTTCAGGATTAGTTAATCTGCTACCCAGTACCATTGCTGAATTATCACTTTTTGAACTATAACCAGCTTTAATTACCGCATCTTTTTTAGATATAGTACCCCAATCAGCAACCAAAGCATTTACAAATGCCACTTGCTTGTCAGTAAGATCATCAAATGTTTTCATTGTTTTAGGTTTACTTGGCACCTATGCACCTCCTTACAAATAATATTTTAAATAAATTTTCCATACTCGCCTCCTCTGTTTTCCATAGTTATTAAGGAATATTCCTAGTAGACTGTTGCCTATAATCCTATTAGTACAGTCTTTTCCATACTTTCCTTAATTCCTAGCTCTATACAAATAATATTTTTTATTTTTTTTGTATAGAGGTGCTTATGTGTAAATTAGATCCTTTTGTCTTTTCATCATATTAATTAATTGTTCATCGCTAACATTATATACAATGGCTTGAGTAATCAATTGTTTTATCAATCCCTTTTTGTCTTCAAAATATTCTGTATTAGGCTGTCTATACTGTGCATACAGGTTATGTAGCTTTGTTTCAGATATCTCTTTTGTTTCTGGTCTTATGCCTATGAGCCGTACACCTTTAACCGATAGCACCTGGTCCTTGATCCGATGTACCCATTCCTTGCTCCTACCAATCTTTATGTACCCTTGTTCATTTTCTAGGAAATATATGGTTGCCGGTGTTCTTTCCACTTCAAACAGTTCTTCGTAGCTTTTACCTTCTTTCACTAAAACATTACACTCCTGCACCCTGGTCCGTGCTTCATTAATCGACATAATAGGCCAGTAGCCTATGACCTTTGATTTATGCACCCTATTATAACCATAATCAAATATAAAACTATGTGTGCCTTTTTTTGATGCAGATACCAATAAATTTTTCTGCAAAGCATCACGAACATAAATATACTTTACTTTAAGAAAATCAGGTTGCCAATTTTTTAAAAATTCTTCCGTCACTAAAACAGTCAAATCTTTAGTAGTTTTTCGAACCATAACACGTTCTCCTTACTACTAAGCTATATCACATATGTAATAAAATCAACAAGGTGCAAAACTGCCTGTACTTTCATTCATGTTAATAAAAAACAGTTTATACACCCTATGCCAACACCGACAAAAAAACAGTGCTAACATATTCCGTTGATGTCATAAAAACTTCTTCCCTTAATAAATTTACTCTTTTCCTAGTCATGCGTTGTTTTTCTTTATCCGATAGCTCTTTCATACGAGTATACAGCTTGTCATATTTTAACCACATCAACTGACGCTTGGTAAAACGTACATTTTTTTCTTTTAACGCTTTGACATAAGCTTCTTTAACTATGTCTGGTTCGAGTTCTGCGCAGATACAAACATTGGTAAAGTCATCACACATCGAGATAATCCAATTGTGTGCTGTTAATTTTTTAAGTGAGTTTTTACGATCCGAATGAGTAACAAAGGTATCTTCAAAAGCATTGAGAATAACACAGCGCCAAAGTTTAGCTTCAGGGGACAATTCGTCCTGTTCTAGGATGTTACGAGCCAGGTTAATACCAATGGCTCTTAATAGATCTGTTGATGCTTTCACTAATGTCCGTATGCCCTAATTAAGTAACCTATAATTTTTTCGTATACCTTGAGAACACTTTTATCACAATCTATTTCTTTTTGAAAGTTATAATCTCCAACAATACCAGCAATAAACTCATGTTTATCTTCACTTGACATCTTATCGACATCGGCTAAAGAAAATCTTGCAAAATCCATATCTAAGATTTCTTCCCAGCTTAAATCTACTTTTTCTAATTTAATACCCATACCTTAATTGTATGGGTAAAATTACTCTTGGTCTATATTGTTCTTACCACCTTTTAAAACTCTTAAATTTTGTTTCTTTAAAGGTTTTAATGTTGTGTCAGGGTTTTTTACAGTTTCTTTATACACTTTTTTTGCATTTGCTTTAAAAGCAACAATGTCAGAATACTCTGAACCAGCATCATAACCAAATTTATCACCCATCAAAAGTTTAGCTATTGTATTAACAAAAACTAAATATTCTTTTTGATTCTTACTGGTGACACTTAAAAACATCAATAAATACTTTAAATCACTCATTACAATCACCATAAGATCCTTCAAAAGTACGCTGCCAACCAACATGACCCGTCCCTTCGCAATATTTACATACGTTTAACAGTTTTTCGTTATCTTCGTACTTATCTATTTCAGGCGTATGATAGCCATTGCCTCCACATTCAGGGCAGAGGATATACGCTTTCTTTGGCCCGCCCATTAAGCCACCTTC